CTTCTTTTTGTTCAGATTTCTGAATTTGAAATTCTAATTTACGTTTTTCTAACTCTAGTTTTTCTTTTTGCATTTGCATTTGAATAACTTTTAATTTTTTATCCATCTTTGCTTGCTTTGCTGCTAGAGCATTTTGCATCATCTTTGCTGCACTATCAAATACTGGTGCTGCATGACGGTCTTCTACATTGTTACCTAGATCCATTAAATCTTGAAAGGCTGTTATTGCTTGCTGTGCATAATCATCCATATCACTATCAAGTTGCTCTAGTCCTTTTACTGGTGCTAGTGCTCTGTCAATTTTATCTGCTTGACTTAGTGCATCCTGTAATTCAACAATGTCTGTAATTTTTTCTTCTTTTGGTGCTTCTGTTTCGTCTTCCAACATGTCGTCAATAGGCGGCAGGTTAAACACTTCTTCTAGTTTCTTTGTCATCTGCGTTTTTTCCTTTTTGGTTTACTTCCTTGCGGAGCACGGAATAATTCGTTTTCTGTAATTATTCGGAAACCAACACCCTGTTGTCCTGCCCACTGTCTTGCTGTTTTCCATTTTGCTTCATTAATTATAGCATGCATCTTGTCGTGATTACTAGTAGCATTACCCATCATTTGTTTACTGGGTTTTATTTCTATAATTTCTGCATGCTTGCGTCCGTTCATGTCTTCATAAATTATAAAAAAGTCTGGCACGTATGTGGTTGCTTTACCACTAATAGGATGGCGATAAGGTATACGATGACTTTCACTTGCCCAACCTAATATGTTGGGATGCCTGTCACACATACGCATAAATTGAAGTTCCCAACCACTGCGATATCTAGGTAAGTGTTTTCCTACATATTTTTCTTTATTCGTGGGCTCAAAGACGCCCTGTTGCCATTTTGCCATAACGGTATTTATAGTGATTGATTATCTGTGACATGTATACTTTCTGGCTGGAATTGTAAAGTATACACTACAAAGCTACTGTCGCTGTAGGAAAGTGTATCTGATTGTACACTGTTAATAATACAGTTCTTTGCTTTGATTGTTCTGTGATTTGATTGTCTGCCCAACATTTCAATAACAACTTCTTTAATAAAGTATCTGTCAGTTAGTGCAGTAAGACCGTGTCTAGTAGTATTTACTAATGGTGACAAGACATCGTCAGCAATATTATTGAATTCGTCAATGCCTTTATTATCATTATAATAGTGTCTAGTATAGTCTGTAATAATTTTTTGTACTTGGTTATCAAATGTATCGTAAAATACAATACTAAAAGGATCATAGTTCATTCTTGTCTGTACAGCTCGTTTTTTATTGTATTGATTAACGAGTGCAGTATCAAAACTAACAGTAGGAACAGATACACTTTGTATTTTTTCAAATACTTCTGGACTTCTACTGTTGATAGTAGAAATTTTAACACGATGGTTAAACTTCTGTCTAGGAAGTTGCAGCGGAAATTCACTACTTAAAGTGTTGTAAGTTTCCGCTGCAAAGTTTGTGATACTGATAGACATTGGCTATGATTTATCTTTATTCAGCAGTTACACCATCACTTGATGCATTACCACCAGGTGAGCTTGTTGCTTCGTGTGTTGCATTATCATAACGTAGTGTTACAGTAATTTGTTGTGCATCACTTGTTGCATAATTGCTTTCACCATATGCGATGTTTTGGATATAGCAACCAAATAATTCCCATGTATCCAGTGCGGCTGCGGTTGCATTACCACCATCTAGTGTTTCAATAGTTGTTTTAAACTTGTATTGTGCGCCTGCAACTGGTGCACTTTGGTTTGCCATGTTGATTTGTTTTTCTAACTGTGGCTCAAGTTGATTAATAACATTGTTGCTTACGTCATCACGCATAACAATTGTTACTGGTTCCCAAGTGTGTTTACCTGCAAGATAAATTCTTGAGTTGTATGTGTCTAGTGTCATTTCATCGTGTGTAAATGTTGGACGAGTTACACTCATTACATTGGAAGTAACTAGTCTGCCATCATCAAAGTCAAAGTGTACTCTGAAACGATATTGTAGTTTTGGCATAAGTGTAGGGGTCGGATCATTGACTCCTGTAGGTACACTTAGATTTGTAATTAACGCCATTGTCTATCTCCTTATAAGATTATTTCTATATCAGTATTTATAATTTTTTTCAGAAAAAAAGACCGCCATCTGAAATTCAAATGGCGATCTAGTTAATTATTGTTATTTTTTGTTATAAATTATGATAAAGCACCAGTATTAACAATACGAATTGGGATGTAAATAAATTCTGTTGACTTTGTAGGTTCAATAGCAATATCTACATACATTTCATTACGGTCAATACGTGATGGTGTGTTGTTTGATTCATCACAAACTACTGCGTAGTCTGTAACACCACGTTTTGCAAGAATGTCTTCTAGGAAACCTTCGAAAACTGATTTAACTCTTGCTCTTGTTCCAACATCATTTGGTTCAAACAAGAATGGACGTGCAATCTCATCAAAACGTTCACGCATATAAGCAACCAAACGTGCTACGTTAACACGGTCTAGTGCACTTGTGCTTGGGTTTAGTGATTTCTGACCAAAGATAACAACACCTTCACTTGGGAATGTTGCGATTGGGTTCAGCTTGTTGCTGTACATTGAATCACGTTGTCCCTGTGTTAGTGCTACTGCTTTAAACTCGCCTTCAGTTGTAATATGTCCAACTGCACTTGCGTTAATAACACTACCACGTGTCAAACCTGCTGGCGCAAACCAAGGATATGCAATACTATCGTTATATGCATACTGGTATAGTGCCATGTGGCTTGGTGGAACAGTTACAGTTGCACCTGCAGGTGTTGTTGAACGTCCTGCTGGATAATATACTGCACTGTATGTGTTCTTTGTTACAAGACCATCTTCACCGTTTTCTGCTGCGCCTTGACCCTGTACCCAAACAACTGCTTCATTTGGTGTCTTACGCATTGGTGTATCGATAATTACGAAACCAGTTTCGCCGCGGTCACTGTTTAGCGTTACCAATTCATCAGTTAGTTCTGGGAAGTTTGGCGCTGCTAGTAGTGTAAATGTGCGTACTTCGTCACGTAGATCTTCGTTGCTTGCAACTGCGGCTTGCATTTTCATTGCAATGTAACCACGCTGAGCAAAGCGACCAAAACGTCCGCTACCGTCTGCATGATTTGCTACACCGTTTCTCCATGCACTTGCTGCGGCATTATAAGCACGTAGTGTGTTACCACTTTGTGCCATGTTTACTGCTAGCATACCTTGTGGGTATAGTTGGTGATCTGGTGCGTCAGTTAGTGCTGTAATTGCACCGCTTGCTAATGCTGTACGATCTTGGTCTGTAAAGTCAGCAAATAGAACACCATCTTGTGTAGTTTGGTCTGTATTATCATGTAGTACAAACGCTGAACCATTGTACTGGTACATTTTTGGACGATCACGCTCACCTGCGCTTGTATCAATCCAAACATCGCCAGTTACTAGTGCGCCACCGTTTGCTCTTTCAGTTGGTTCAATTGTGTTGTATAGGATTGCATCGTCTGCAACACGTTCCCAACCTGCTGCGCCACGTACAAGTACGTCTACGCTTGTGCGATCGTCATTAAACCAAAGTTGACCGTCTGCTGGTGTACCTGTTGGCTCTGCTGCTTGAGCATTGTCAACTGCTAGGCTACTTGCAGCATTTGCAACTGTGGTTTGTAGTTCAAAACCACCAACTGCGGCGCCAGCTAGTGTAACCTGTAGGTCACTGTTTGTTAGTGATGCAATTACTGTTGTTGAAGAACCGTCTTGTGCTACGTAGTCTGTACCACCCTGTGTGTTTGTTACACCTTGTACTGTTTCCAACTGGAATACACCGCTTGCATTTGCTGTATATACAACAAGATCAATACCATTACCTGGTGATGTTGTTTTAATCCAAACATCGCCTGTTGATGGTGCTGTTGGTGCATTGTAGTGTGCATCATATGTTACTGTATTTGAAGCTGCACTGTCTAGTTTTTCCCAACTACCGCCTACACCTTTAAAGTATAGTGCACTTGTGTCTGTTCCGTCTGATAGAACAGCAACTAGATAGTCACCATTAACAACTGTTGCAGTTGGGGCATATGTACCACCTACTTCTGCTGTTGTTGCTGATGTGTCAACTTCAACTGTCACGCTTTGTGCAATCCATGTTGTACCTGACCATTCATGTACACCATAGCTACTATTGTCTGTGTCAACCCAAACTGTGCCTGAGGCAACTGGGCCTGTTGGTGCTGTATTGCTAGCAATCAAGTCGCCCAAGTCAACGTCTGCTCTAACAGCATATAGTTGGCTACCTTGACCAAGGAAGCTATATGCAGCTAGAAGACCGTATTCACTTGTTTCAGCGGCTTCTGTGCTTTCGAATACAGGATTACCAAAAAATTGTGTTAGTTCTCTTTGACTGGTTACTGATACAACCTTGCCTGCGTTTGCAGATTTTGTGTATTTTGCAATACCGTCTGTTTCTGTACCTGTTGGGTCAACTTTGTCACTACGTGTGGCAAGGATGATTAGCGGAATAGTGCCAGCACCTGGGCTAGCATATGCGCTTTCGTCTACAACACTTACGGAAACACCTGGTGATACTAATGCCATGTGTATTTCTCCTCTTAAATCCTGTTAGTATGTTATTTTTAACAACTATCAGTATTTAGCAGAAGCATACTTATCTGGGCTGATTAGAGGGTAAACTACGTAGTTAATCAATATTTGGAATACTATATGGATCAATATGGCTGATTAATTGTTGTACATTAAAAGAAAGTTCTTCCAGTGTACCATTGTTATCAATTGTAAAATTTGACATCCATTGCTCTAAGCTCATACTGGTTTTACTTTCAGGAGGTAAATGGTCACTGCGGTCTACCCAGATACAATAATCAAATACACCAGTGTTTTGCATAGCAAAAAACTCACGCTTATTGCGCAAGCCACAATAGATATCATGTTCAGCAAAAATTTCTCTGCCTAGTGTTGCTGCATCAGGAACATTATAATCGCAGATAGCATCATACCATTCTGCTCGGTGATTATGCCTGTCATCGTAGCACTGTTCTTCATCACTGTATCCATATTTGTCCTTTAACATATCGTAAATAAAAAGTTTGGAGCAGAATTTACTACTGCTCTCAAAACTATAACCATATTGGTCACGAAGGATTTCACATACTGTATCTTTACCGTGTCTTCCGTGACCAATAACTAGTAACTTTGGTTTCATTTTTTTCCTTATTTCAAGTAATGTGGTCCAGTCCAGCAAACACTGTAGCCGCCATCAATGATGTTACCACGGGCAGCATTACGTGCTGGTGCATTCCAACCTGCTGCTTTTAAGATGTCACCTTTACGAAACTTTTTGTCGTCATCGCCTTTAACAATGAATCCCCAAACTGAACGATTGGACATAATTTTAATATACTTTTTACCAACTGTATAATCAAGTCCAAGATCAAACTCAACAATCATATCTTTCTGATGATTGCTTAGGTTAGGTTCTTTACCACGACGAGTCATATAATCATAATACTGATTTTTAATTTCGTCAAGCAACATGATGATTTCGTTTTGCATTGTTTAGTCCTCTTTTTGTCTACATAACCAATATAAAGTAAAACGCCTTGGTTGTCAATAAAAAAGTGCAAGAAAAGATCCTGCACTTTCAATAGCTTATAATTTTTTTAAGAAAAATCTATATCTGGATATTTTTCTTTCATACGTGCACGAGTTAATGCTACATCAATCATAGCATACACGCACCCCAATACAATGTAGGAAATCATACCTGCCATAAATGCGGTATCAGCATCCAATCCTACGAAGTAACGCCAGAACGCCAAACAGGCAACAAGTGCAGTAAGACATACTGCAACAATTTTGGTGCCATTGTAAAATTGTTTTGCAAACTCAGTTGCAACTAGTTTATAAAAGTTATTACTCATTTTAGGTTTCCTTTCGTAAGTTGAGTAAGAGTTCTCCCATAACTGCTCCCGTATGTTTGCCTCACTGTGCTGTTCTTAATTAACTCCGAACAGTTCTTTATATTCTTTTTCTACTTTTGATTGATATGCCATGTAGTCTGTGTATGTTGCATTAGCATGGTGCTTTTCATGCATATCTGCTAAATCATCAAACATACGATAGAACTGGTCTTCCTGTGCTTTTGTTGCAGGCTTGACTTCCATGTACATGTCGCTATCAATGAAGTTCCAAATAATGCCGTTTTTATCCCAGTTTTCTGAACGAACAACTGCATTGTTAAACGCTTCTACTACTGCTAAATCGAACATCTAATGTCTCCTCTTGTCTACATATACAATATACTGTATCACGATGCTGATGTCAACAAAAAAACGCAAGAAAGTTTCCTGCGTTTTCAATGGGTTGTAATTTTTTTATTTTTTCATAAACCAGCGTGGGTTGTTTTCACTCAATGCTTTTGCCATTTCATCTACCCATTTTTCAAACTCGTCTTTTTCATCATCAGTCATACCGTCTACAAAGTAATTGGTTGCATCTGTATAACATTTTTCGTCTGCA